CCACCGACGGGGGCCAGCCCCACCGTTCGGCGTACCAGGCGTAGTCAGCGGCTTCCTCGAGCAGCGTGTGGGGCGCCGTGTCGCTGCCGGGGATGGGGCGTCCTTCCAGCCGCGCGACTATGCGGCGGAAGGCTCGGTAGGGGAAGCTGGGTCCGCCGTCTGCTCCTCGGTCGCCTCGACCGCGGTCGGGAACAGAGCTTCCTGCGTCGGGCCGAGGAGGTCGGACAGTGCGTCGTAGTCCGCGATCTCCATGAGGTCCAGTGCGGCGATGTCCTGCGAGGGCACGGGCAGAGCCAGGCTCCACGACTCGATCGCAACCGTGGCGATCGCGTCGAGCATGCCGAGCGCAACCTGACCGGCATCGTCAGTGTCGCGGATCGCGCGCAGCACACGGCGCTTGTCACCGGACTTGAGGGTGTGGGGGTCGCGGAGCTGGACCCAGGCGTCTGCCGTGGCGAGGGGGTGACGGTCGGACATGAGGGTGGCCTCTCAGTTGGAAGGAGGGTGCGGTCCCGGGGCCCTTCCACTCCGGGACCGCAGACAAGGGGGAACCGGCGATGGACTAGAAGGTGCCGGGCGGAACGGCGCAGGTCACGGACACCTTGATCGGGGACTGGCCGCCGCTGCCGCCCGCGTTCGTGGTGTTGAAGTTCGCCGCGAACGAGGACTGGTAGCCGACCGCGGCCTTACCGGTGTCGGGGTCGGCCTGTGTGAACGCCGCCGACTGCATGTCGATCTGCACGATGATCTGGGCGTTGCCGGCCAGGCCGTTGTCGGCGACGATCTGCACCTGCGGCTGCGTGTTGTTCAGCATGTACAGCAGCACCGACTCGTCTGAGACGGCGCTGAAGTTGAACTTCCCGGCCACCGACAGTCCGCCACGCTGGATGAGGTACGGGGTGCGTACTCCGTTCGCGGTGAACACCGGCTGCAACTCGCGCGTGATGTCGATCTCGCCGTCCGTGACGGTCTGCACGAGGGTCCCGCCGGTCGCCGGCCCGCCGATACCGATCTTGGTGCGCCACGAAGCGGTCGGCAGCACGGTGGTCGGGTTCGCGGTCGGTGCCGCGCCCAGGGCAACCGAAGGAAACGAAGTGCCCTGCCCCGACCATGCGAACAGCTCGGACTCGGCGTTGAAGGTGAAGTTGCACTGCGACAGGCAGAACCCGGGGTACTGGCGGGCGCCCGACGTGGCGGTCGGGCCGTACGAGTGCGTGAGGGTGTGCGCGGGCGGCTGCCCGCCCCCGGAGTTCAGGAGCGACCAGGAGTAGGTGAACGGGCCGGCAAGCTGCACCGGAACGACCGTCTGCGCGGACGCGTGCGGGAACAGCAGGCCCGACGTCGGCGTGGTGATCGGGATGACGAACGGGCCGGAGCCGGACGGGGTGCCGGTGGTGACGATCTCAGCGGTTGCCCCGCTGCCGATCTGCACCAGCGTGCCCGCCGAGATGGTGATCGCAGTCGAGATCGACGTCGCGCCGGCCACGGCCGGGGAGGACAGGGTGGTGGAGCCCGTGCCGGTCGGCGTGCCGGTCACGGACAGGTCTCCGAGGATGTTCCTCAGCCAGTACCCGGCCGTGTCCCCGTACACGGGGCCGCCGAGGCTGACGTCCGCGGTGGCGGTACCGAGGATCTGCGCGAACGCGTCGGTCCCCATGCTGCCGCGCCACGACTGGTCCTTGATGAACGTCGGCTTGTCGGACGGCGTGAAAGTCGTCAGGAGCTGGGTCGCGGTCATCGCTACCGGCGTGCCCTGAATGGCTTCGATGGCGACGCCGACGAACTGCTTGGTCGATGCGAAGGTGGCGGGTGTAGGCACCGGTCACTTCCCTTCCGGGGCGGCCGGGGCGTTGTCCGGCAGTTGGTTGGGCTTCTTGCGGGTGGGCTCCCAGCGGCCGTCCGCGGGTACGCCGAACGGCCAGTCGAAGACCGTTGCCGGCCTGTCGTCGCTGGCGGGGTACGCGGTGAGCGGCACGTGGAGGTACTGGGTCGGCAGAGGGCCGGTGAAGATGTACGCCCCGGCCTGGTCCGACCTGGTCGGCGCGGGCTCGGGGGCGGGGGCGGTGTCGGTGCTGGCCGGAGTCGGGTCCGGCTCGGGCGTCGGGGACTTCACGGGCATGCGGAACTCCGGTCAGGTGGACAACAGGGGAAGGAGACGCGCGTCAGGCTTGGGCGATCTCCAGCGCGGGGAACGTCATCAGCAGAAAGCTCTTGGTCAGCTCGGCTTTCGTTTCGGGCTGGCCGTACTCGATGTCGACCGACCGGCCTGGAACACCGCCCCGCCAAGCGTGCGGTCCGCCCGCAGGTGCTCCACCAGGGCGTCCCGCAGCGCGTACACGTCGTCCTGCGCGTCCTCCGCGTGCGGGGTGCGGGAGCGGACGTAGCAAGCCAACTGCACCTCGTACAGCACGTTCTTCTGCCCGCCCGTGGCGCCGCCGAGAGCGAAGCGGGTCTCGCTGCTGCGGGGGATGTAGACCACGATCTGGCTACCGGTGCGGGTACCGGGCGGCATGTTGTGGAAATAGTCCGCGTGATCATCACGCTTGGCCCACGCCCGCCGGACCACGCCGACGCCGGCCACCGGCGAAGACCGGTAAGCGCGGGTCGCCGGATCGTAGGCGCCGCCGAAGTAGCGGCCGATGCCGTCCAGGACGGACTGGATACTCACCGTCCGCTCACCTGACCCTGGCGTACGTGGACAGGATGCGCTCGGCCTCGGCGACCAGGCCGGAGCCGTCCCGGCGGGGGTCGTTCTGCCGGGTGCCCGCCGACAACTGGGTGTCGGGGTAGGCGTCCTCGGCCGCCGTGTCCGGCCGCATCAGCAACGACACGGTGTAGTTCGTGACGGCCAGCCGCAGCACGGACGGCATCCCGGAAAAGTCATGCCCCGCCATGTGGTCCTTCAGCGTGGGCCCGGCGAGGGTGACCACGGTCGGCTGCACCGGGACGCCCGCGGCCGGTGGCGTCCAGGACGGGGACACCGTGACGGTCTCCTCCTGCCCGGGCTCCCAGATCCGGTAGGAGCTGCCCGGCAGAATCCCGGTCGGGTCCGCGACCGTCAGCGACGTGGCCCCCGCAGTCGTGTCGGCGGTGAGGACGGTCGCGACGAAACCGGCCGTGTACGTGAACCTCACGAACACCTCGCCGCCCGAGACGGGCGTCCCGAATTGCAGCGCCCCGGACCACGGGCCGCCACCTCCGAGCGGGAGCACCACGTTTCGGCCGTCTTCCACCCACGCCTGCGATACGTCCACATCCGTGAGCGCGGTGGGGGTGTGGCCGTAAGCGAGTGACGACACCCCAAGGAGCGGGACGTCATCCGGGTGGATCTTCAGGTTCCCGGCCCGGTCGACCCGGGCACGGGTCTGCTGGGTGACGGTGTGGGCGCCGAGACCGCGCGGCAGGTTGCACTGGTCGTCGGCCCACTGCGACGCCATCAGCAGCAGGTTCGTGAGCTCCGCGGTCTGGTCTGCGGGCGACGAGGACCCGTTGCGCAGGTCGTCCAGGTCCATGTAGGTGGGGTGGGCGGCGAACGCCGCGGCGGAGATGTACGGGACGGTTGGCACGGGCCCACCCCTTCTCTTGGCCGGCCCGTCAGGATCCGGTGCGGATCCAGGAGCCGTGTTCGCAGGCGACAGCGGTCACGCTGGTGGCGATGGTGATGGGGTCGGGGTAGTGATCGCGGCACAGGGCCGGCGCGCTGTCCAGTGCGGCGGCCGACGCCTCCCACCCCTCATCCGCGGCAACCGGGGCCGGGTCCGGGTCCGGGGCGACCGGCTCCGGGGTCTCGGCCAGCGCGGGGGCAACCGGCTCGGGCGCGGCCGGGGTGGCGGCGGCCGGGGTGGCGGGCTGCTGCTCCAAGTCCGGGGCCGGCACGGGGGTCTGCGCCTGGTCGTCGGCCTCGGGGGTGGCTCGCTTACGGGGTGGCATCAGTCGTTCTCCTTCTCACATACGCCGTCGCAGCGGCCGCACTTGGCGAAGAACGAGCCGAACCCGCACGCCTCGCAGCGATAGCCGCCGCGGGTACGGCCGCCCAGGTTCGCGGGGAACGCCCCGTACTCGCGCAGCGCCCTCTCGTGCCTCGGGTTGTCGACCGTGACGGTGCCGTCCCGGCCGGGGGTGTAGCTCGTGTTGACGCCGGTCTGGGCGCCTTGGATGTCGATGCCGCGGACAGCACCGTCAGGCATGCACAGGCGTGCCATGCCGGTCTCCTTCTCCAGAGGGCACCGGAGGCCCGCACCCCAGGCAGGGGTACGGGCCTCCGGTGGATGGGGACTAGGCCGGCAGGATGCCGGTAACGGCACCGTTCCAGGCCGGTGCGTAACATACGAAAGTTCCGAACCAGTACGAGCTGGACTCGAACGCGAACTGGTTGACGGGCCAGTCGATGCCCATGAGGTCCTGGACGTTGAACACGGCCCACACGTCGGACACCTCGGTGTCCGGGATGGGCAGCGTGTCGGACAGGATCGGGGCGTTGCCCTGCGGCAGCCACGGGTGGACCTCGACGGCCACGCCCTTGCCGGTGACCTCGTTGATGATGGTGTTGACCACATCGCCGAGGGTCACGCCGGTCACCTGGTCCTGGGTGATCGTCATGCGGTAGTTGGACGACGAGTTGTTCTTCAGCGTGTCGGAGAGCTGCTTGCGGTCGCCGCCGTTGAACAGGATGCGGTCCGGGTCGGCCTTGACGGCGTCGTACAGCTTGGCGAACGCGGTCTGGAACTCGACGCCCGGGTTGGCGGTGGACAGGGTGCTGTTGAGCCGGTTGACGTACCCGGAGTTCGGTCCGGTCACGATCGGCAGGATGCCGTCGTACCCGTTGGAGAACGCCGAGGTGTCCGCCGTGACCGCGGACGCGGCAAGGCCGGACGTGGGCAGCGCACCCTGGATGGTGATCTTCCCGGCGCCGGTACGGGCGAGGAAGAAGCGCGCGGCGTCGCCGGGGTCGGCGGCACCCGTGGAGATGTAGACGCGGGCAC